GGGAGAGGGTTTCGCCCTCACCGCGAGCCTCCGCCTCTGCGTCAGCGCGGGATTTACGAACATATAGACAATATGGCATAAAAGCACCTCCTAACAGAAAAACCGCCCCGCCCCGGAGGAGCGGAACGGCGGTCAATCCTTTTTGTAATATTCGCCCCAATCGACATAGATTATGTTGCCTTCTTTTCGGAGAATGCGAGGTCGTCTTTTTTAACCTCAAACGCAGTATCTATGTCTGCTTGCAACAATTTATCAAGCAGAGCAGCAACATCATTTTTCAAAGTGTTCTGCAGGGCCATAAGGTTAGACAGGAGGAGCGGGTCGGTAACTTGTCCGTCGCAGCTGTCAACGGCTTTTCGGATTTCTGCGCGGTTTGATTGAAGAACGGAGAACAATTCGCCATAAAGAGCCAAACGCTCCTCGCTGTGTTTTACCATATCCTTATGTAGGAGGAGGTAAAAATCGTCGTATATTTTTGCCACGCGCATACGGAGCAGGACGGGCAGAGCGTCGTAGTGCTTTTTGAAATTTATGGAGTCGTTTACAAAAACGACGTCGCTGTGGGTGCGACTATCCTCTACACCGAGGAGGTAATCAACGGACACCCCGAAAAACTGCGCCAAAGAGCAAAGCATTTCGTAGTCCGGCTCTTTACCCTCTGTTTCGTACCCGGAAACGGTTGAACGGGTTTTATGGATAGCCTTTGCTAAATCCGCCTGTGTCATATCTCGCTCTTTACGGAGAGCGATGAGCCGTTGTGAAAAAATCTTCATAAAGGAAACCCACCTTTCAATCTTAATAATTATAGCACAAATGCCCCGTTTTGTGTTCAAATGCCCCTAAAATCGGCAATTTGAAAAAATTTTTGAAAAATTTTCCGAAAAAACTTGACTTTGCCCCTAAAAGGGGCTATAATATAGTTACAGTCAGTCAAAACGACCCAAAACGAAACCCGAAAGGAGGAAAAACAAATGCGAGTTAAACTCGTCAAGCTGCGCGAGGGACGCGGCTACACACAGGAAACATTCTCAAAAGCCGTTGGTATTTCCCGCTCCCACTACTCGCAGATTGAAACGGGAGAGAAAGAGCCGTCCCTCAAAGTTGGTATGAAAATCAAGCGCGTTCTTGATTACCACTACGACGATATTTTTTTTAATCACAAATGCCCCGTTTCGGGACAAAAGAGATAAAGCACGACACAGAAAGCGGCATATCTCTTTGCTACACCATTATTTTACTGCGAAAGGAGCGATAAATAAATGCCTAAAACAGCGACGAAAGCCGCTAACAATGTCTTTTATAAAGCACGAATGGAGGCCTCATCGTGGAACGACTCTTTGAAATCGAGAGAGGGCGCAGCCGAAGAAACAGGCGTTGACCGCACCCGACTCGCCTACATAGAACTCGGAACGATAAACCCCCACCCGGAGGAGGTGCTGATACTTTCGGAAACCTATAACGCCCCGGAACTTTGCAATCACTACTGCTCAAAGATGTGTCCGCTCGGCGTTAAGACGGTGAACGAGGTGGAGGTACAGGAACTCGAAAAAATGGTGCTTCAACTGTTGTCTTCTTTTCAGAGCCTACCCGAAATCAAAGTGGAACTGATAAACATAGCGGCGGACGGAGTTATCGACGGGACGGAGAGGGACCGTATGGAGGATATTCTGCAAAGCCTTGACCGAGCGGCAGACAAAATCCAAGCCCTCAAAATCTACTTTATGAAGCAATACGGTCATAGGACAAAGTGATTTATCAATAAAATTCAAAGGAGGTGTATGTATGGTTGCAACAGGCAATGTTGTAAAGGATTTCAATATCGGAAACACGCGGGTCAGAATATGCGACGACTACTGCAAAGGAAAGACGGCGCAGGAGGTCGAGGCGATATTACGACGGATAGCGCAAATGGCGATAGGACCGCTTACGGTTGCAGCCAACAGCGCGTATGAAACATTCAAGGAGAATTGAAAGAAAAAGACAGAATTTCCAAATCGCAGGAACGATATTCTTTGCCGTGTTAATGGTGGTTGTCCTCATAGCGGGACTCGCTACCAACTTACAGGCAAAGGCGACGGCGGACAAGCCCTCGACCTCGACGGTCGATAAGACAATTTTCATCAGCATTACCCCGGACGAAACCGGGACGACCCCCACGCTCCTACCAACAGGAGGCGCAGCGGGGACCGTTGAGCAGGACAAGCAGTATTACGACATTCCTCTTTCCAAAGAACTGCAGGACTACATATTCAGCATTACAGAGCAGTACAGCGTCCCGGCGGAGGTGGTTATCGCAATCATCGAACGCGAGAGCGACTACCGCCCACACGTAACCGGGCTTGCAGGAGAACAGGGGTTAATGCAGATACACCCTATCAATCACGACAGGCTCGAAGACACCCTCGGTATCACGGACTTTTACGACCCGGAGCAGAACATACTCGCAGGAACATATATGCTTTCTGAACTGTTCGCCAAGTACGACACGGCGACCGAGGCTCTGATGTGTTACAACTGCGGAGAAACGGGCGCGAAACGCCTTTGGGCGAAAGGTATCACCGAAACCGAATACACGGTCGGTATTTTATCATTCATCGAAACACTCGAATACAAGGAGGAGGCAAGGCAATGAACGACAGGCTCGTAAACCTTATCGTCTTTCTCATCGAGGTAGGTATCGGACTTGCTTGCGGGGCCATCGCCGCCGCGTTCATCTTGCCGCTTGCCTACACCGAGAGAGGATATTTCGCAATCGGAGCGGAATGGCTCATCATTATCGTAGTGGCCTACGCGGGTTTTTCCGCGACCAACAAATATATCTTTGATAGCGTAGAAAGGAGTTAGAAATGCCCTATTATCACGAATGTCCCTATTGTAAGGGCAGCCTCGACCCCGGAGAGAGTTGCGACTGCCAAAAGGAACGAAAGGAGGCGGAACGCGCAAGTGTCAGCACCAACAGCAACAGCGTCAGTATCGGTTACAGAAATGGGAACGGTCCTAACGCTCAAACAACTCGCCGAACTGTATTTGCAGGACTTCCTATCTGATGAGGAGTACGCGGAGGCAGAAACACAGGCAAAAAGAAAACTCGCCCGAATAATCGAGCGAGAGGGCGACGCAGACGGTGAGAGGCTCAAACCTTATTACCTCGCGCAGCTTGTAGCGGAGGCGGTAGCCGCAGAGCGACTCTCGAACTACTGCAATATGTTACACACGTTGAGAACATTAGAGAAAAAAGAAATGCCCGCAGCCAAAGCCGCAGGGCAAATCTAAATCCGTATCTCTATTGTATAACAAACTTTTATGAAATGCAATAGGAGGTTGCAAAAATGTCAAAAAATAATTCGTTAGTTATTACAAATCAATACCCGGCGGACAAATACAATCTGCTTGTGTCTATGCAGACCGTGGCAGAAATCGCCGAAATTCACAAGCCCGTAATGAATGTGGTTTACATCAGCACGGACCTCAACGACAAAGAAATCTATTTGCAGGAGAAAGGCTACAAGGACAACCCTGCAAAGTACGCAATCACCAAAAAAGGCCTTACAAAACTGATGAGAGCGGCAGGAATTAAAATCATTTCCTCCCGCCCGGTCGTTCCCTCGACTTGTCAGAAATGCGCCCAAATCAACGCAGGAATTGGAAAGCCTGTTCGCTGTGGTGCTTGTCCCAACAAAGACGTCAAGTATGAGGTGCGTATCAGCGTACCGCAGCTTACGGGCGAAAATATTGATGTCGTAGCCCATAAGGAAATCATCGTGGACGACGTGGTACAGGGTATGAGCGACGCACAGGCCCGTGAATTCCTCAAATTCAGAGCCGAAATGTGCGAGAGCAAGGCCCTCAACAGAGCATTGAGAACAGCAATGCAAATCAAGGGGACCTACTTCCTCGAAGAATTCAAAAAGCCGTTTGTTGTTGCTTACCTCGTGCCTAACCTTGACAACCCGACCGTAAAGGAAAAGGCGGTAGAGAGTTTCTTCACAGCGAAAGCGGAACTCTACGGCGGAAACAACAACGAGTCCGCACGAAAGACCGTTTATGTTGCGGAAGACCCGGAGGAGGACGACGCAGGAGCATACGAAGCGGTGCAGAC